TCTACACAGGCGAAGACACTCTTTCCCTACACGACGCTCTTCCGATCTAATGGTCAATAGTAATAGCGCCAGATGAACCAGGTTCTTGCTCCATTCGTATAGCACAACTGTAGCCATCCTCAATAGCGGTCTTACCTATAAGTACTTCTACTTCATGCGGCATTTTCTGCACTCGCACTATATCTTCTATCCAGTACATACCTTGCTTCATCGCTAACTTAAAACCAACTGTATAGTCAGGCTCCCTTTTATCTTTTGACTTACGCTTTGTTGGGTCCGTTGAAGCCATATCCCAGTACCTGACTCGTTTAGCACCTTCTGGTATATCAGAGGCTGGTACAATTACAAACCAGTGACGATTAAACATATCTCCTTGAGACTTAATTTCCCAGTTACCGTTTAACAACCGTTCACGTTCTATTGGATCTAACTCATCAAGGGACTCCCTATAAGCGTCTGCATCAAGATATGGATTATCTTGCAGACCAGCTGCAATAAATATACGCTTTTTCTCAGGGCCTTCTACAAAGAATCTTTGGTAGTAGTACTCTCCAAACAACCCGCCGGGGTTAGCTGTTGCTCTGAACCTTAGAGGGACAAGAAGATTCTTAGGTTTTCTAAGTCTAGAAAACAAGTACCTATAGTTAGCTGGATCAATATGAGTTACCTCATCCATACCTATATACTGAAACTCAGCGCCTTGGTACCTATAACAATCATTAGCAGACTCTAGATAGCCAAAGTTTAAGGTAGCTCCAGAAGGAAACGTATACTGTTTTTCTTTTTCAGACCACCTAACCTCTTTAGACTCCACAAATGGCATAAGCCAGGTTTTTGACATATCAATCAAAGCGCCTGGTAACGATAAGTCAGCATAAGTCCGTCTAAACAAAATCGCAGAGTATCCTGGAATATCTACAAATTGTAGTGCACCCATAAGCTGCGCAACTGACTTACCTCCGCCGGCAGCACCACCATAAAGAATTTCCTTAGTATTATTCATCAATAAGAATGCTGACTGCTTTGGAGTTGGGTCATATGGAATATATTTTGTTAATCGTGGCGTTAACGTTTTCTGTAATGCAGCTAAATCAACGCCAGCGAGATCGATAGCCATGTTGTTCACCGCCTTATAGAGAGAGGCCCAGGATACCTAGGCCTCTCTGTGTGCCTTATTTCTTAAATCGACCCCAAAGTGTAGTAAGTTTTTCCCAACCAAACATCGCTACAAATGCAACGAAAAAGCCGCATAAAACTGCACCAACTACCATGTACCAAAGTACTACTAAGCTACTGTAGGATGCATAAGCGAATAATGCTGCGACTGTGATAACTACAGACAGTACCACGACTTCAATGTCTGTAGGAATCTTGCTAAGGCCGGGAAGATTCTTAGTTAATTCAACAATTACTGATACGACAAAAGCTAACACACTTACCAGCATAACTGCCATCGGTAGATACGTAGAAACTATATCAGTCATTTCTTTCACCTCCTCTCAACTGTCTCATAATAGTCCTCCACTTAAAGATACGATTAAGGCGCTCTTGGCTAAAGAAAGGCTGCTTAATAAACCAATCTTTAAAGTCCATTGCTCCTTTAGAGCTATTACATGAAGGACAGGCTGGCACAATATTTTCCGGTATAGTTTCACCGCCTTGACTAACAGGTTGTAAATGATCTTTAGTCAAGCGCTGATTACGCTTTGGAGTACACCCGCAATACGCACACTCTCCACCAAAGAAGATAAGTACTTCTTTCCAGTTCTGATGAGTAAACTCAATGACCTCTTGACATCTTCGCTTCATACCACCGACAAAGTCTGAATGCACTTTCTTGCTACGCGACCTGTTCTCCTTGCGGCGCAGGTTATAGCAAGTCTTACAGTCCTGTCTGTACTCAACTTCTCCTTCTTCATCATACCCATTGCGAGGAAACTCTTCTATAGATTTTACATGACCGCAAAAGATACACCGTCGTGTCCATTTACCATCTAGAAAAAAGTCCTCAGAGTCATAATTACCATACATTCTCTTAGCTTGCCTACTCATCTGCCGCACCATCCTCTAGCAGTAATGCTTCGCCACTTGGCCCTTTAATAATAGTTTCTCTTGTAGTTGTTTCCTTAACTCCTATAGCTGTAATTGAACCAAGTGCCCCAGCCTTCATTAGAATCTGCACCACCTCGGCCAGGTCGCCTTGCTTAGTAGGTGTCTTCTTAAGGTCTGGATTGCCGGTATCTACAAGTAGGTTAGCTCTCATTTCGTCCTGCGCAATTTCATCAATCCGCGCTTTCCGTTCCAGCTCCGTGGCGACTTTCATCAGAGATGCAATTTCACCAGGCTTCATGTTAGCAGGTTCAATCTTCTCAATAGCTGTTTTCAGCTTCTCCCTAAGTTTCTCAGCCATTGAGATATGATCTCTATTCATGTCTAGAATCTGATTGCGCCGCTGCAGCAAGGTGATGCGGTCGCACTCGCTAATCCAGACCTGCATACGTGCCTGGAAGTCCCATCGCTTAGCTACCGATAAAACTTGGGTATACGTGGTGCCGAGTTGCTGCGCCACCTGCTTATAACTTGGCTTACGTCCCGGGTAGCTGTCTCTATAGGCCAGCCAAATAGTATACTCCCACTGGGTTTCCCCTGGCTGCTGGAGCCAGACATCCAGTCCCTGCTCCCTCGCCTCGGCCATCCAATCTCGATGCTGCCTATAGTAGGTAATTCGACTATTGATCGCTTTAGCGCAATCAGCGCAAATGTGCGTATCTACATGGTGCGCTGGCTTTCTCTGGCCACATTTTGGGCAATCAATCAGGACACTTGGAAGAACTAGTTCTTCGGATTGTTCTGGAACTACAGGATATTTTGTAGTACTTGCTCTTTCTGCGAGAGCAAACTCCGGTGACTCTGCGTACTCCTCTTCTTGGCCAGGATGCTCCATGTTTATATCCGGCGTCCCTGCGCCGATATTCGACTCGCTCATACGGCAGCCCTCCTTTACTTTTATTATACGCGGCTTGGTTAGCTACAATAGCTCTAGTCGATTGTAGATAAGCAGAATAAAAATAAAACTCGTTGCACGTTCGTAATAATACCTTACTTAGGTTTATATTCGGTACTATTTACGAACGTTTAACGAGTATTTAGAACTTATTACGCGTTTATTTTACTCATATGGTAGTATAATATATGGATATTACTATAGAATACTGCGTTATCTACAGGAGTCCTTATTTGACGTGGGCGACTAGGCGGTGCTGGGATGCCTCAGCCTTATAACTTTTGGGTACCTCAGTCTTATAACTTTTGGGTACCTCAGTCTTATAACTTTTGGGTACCTCAGTCTTATAACTTTAAGTGTATCAGTTCTATAACTTTTGGGTACATCATTCTTATAGCTTTTGAGTACTTGTTATTTCTATACTTTCTTACTGTTTGGAGAGGTTATCGTGTGCAAGCGCCTCCGCGCCAGGCCCTGCCAATTGATAATCAAAGTCATTATAATCTTTGGGTAAATATGAATTTAAAGTTATTATGAATTTAAAGCTATTAAGAATTCAGACTATTCAGACTATTCAGACTACTCTGAATATTCGCATAATGTCTAATTATGTCATATTATGTAACGTTATGTCTAATAAAGTCTATTATTGTCTAATAATGTATAATACTGTCTAATATAGTCTAATAATGTCTATATAAGTCTAATATAGTCTTAATTTGTCGTAAAGATTATGTGTACTTTTTGTCCAAAAGCGATATAATATAATTAAGATTTGAATGAAAATTCAAATTTGAACAAATGAAAGGTTGTTCAAAATGACTTCAAATCGATAGTTCTTTGAAAATTGAATAAGTATCAAATTGAAATGAATTTAAATTAAGAAAGCGAGCGAATTAAAAATGACTACAAATTTAAAAGAAATTGAAAAAATCGCTAACAAATTTGACAACGACTTAGAAAAGTTATCTCGCGAACTGAAACGAATTCAGTCAATAAAATGTCGTCTTAAAAAGTGCAAGGGAAAAAGTTCGTACGAAAAAGAAATGTCTGAAGCTCTGAGATACGAACAAGTCTTAAAAGAAGCCAGACAACTTCTCGACCCTAAAGAAAAGCCGGTCACAATGTACGAACAAGCCGATGTCGACCAACTTGATTATGACGAAACTATAAAGGCCATCAGAAGCATTCAGTCAAAAAAGACCTTAACAAAATGGCTGACAACTGTCGAAGGCGACAATGATGAATACAGAAAAGCTTGCGAAATTGAAAAAATGTTGATTGAAAGACGAAATCAAATCAAGCCAGTCGACAACGAATATGTCAGAAAAACCGATGTTCAAACTATAATCGATACAATCGAAAGTTCCGGAAAACTGAGCCAAGAAAAAATAGTTGAACTTCTGAAAAGTCTAGTATAAATAATAAGCAGACCGGCTTCGGCCGGTCTGCTTCATTAAAGAATATAGGAGATGATGAAAGATGACATATAAACAGCTTAAAGAATTCGAGGCATATTGCCAAAAAACCGAAACCCCATTCACGTTCGAAGAACTGAATAAATGGTTAAAAAAATGAGAGGCGAAAGCCTCTCATTTTTATTTGCTGCCACAGCTGCAGTGCAGCCTCAGCCGGACTGCATGGTGGCTACCTACTAACTGGCCGCCAGCCTCAGTCGTGCAAGCACGCGCCGCCACGGCTAAAACCCGCTGCAGCCTCGACTCTGCCGGGCTGTCCCCGGCCGCTAAAACCCGGCTATGGCTTGGCAAAGCCGCGCAGCGGCCGCTAAAACCCATTGCAGCCTCAGTTTTGCAAAACTGCGCCACCACGGCTAAAACCCGGCTTCAGCTTGGCAAAGCTGCACCACTGCGGCTAAAACCCGAGCAGTCCATGCCACGGCTTGCCGCTAAAACCCCAGCTTGGCTTAGCAATGCCACCACGGCTAAAACCCAGCCACGGCTTGACAAAGCCACACAGCCGCGGCTAAAACCCCATTCAGTCAAGACTATTACCGGCCGCTAAAACCCAGCTGCGGCTTGCCTGTGTCGCGCCGCCCCAACGGCAAAAATAAACTGGGCGGTTCCGCCCAGTTTATTCGGTTAGTAACATTCGTGCGATACTAACGTTTCAATCAGTACTGATATGTCGAAGTTACCGCACAACCAACCGAAACGGCTCATCTTTACTTTTGCTAAGTATTCATACAGCGCATCGCATTCGTCCATGCAACTCAGTCTGAATACTGACGAGAATATTCCGATTGACATTGTCATGTTGAACGTTTCTTCCATCAGTTGTTCGATGTTATGTTCTTTCACAAACTCATTGTCGTACAGTTCTAACAATTCATTGTATCGACTGTGCGAACGATGTAGTTCATTTAATAGCCGCGAAACATCTACAAACGCTTGAACTGAATAGTCATTCCAGGTCGCTATGGCTGCAAGTTGTTCTTGATTCGCCATGTAGATACGACGCTCGTCTTCGGTAAGTTTTTGATAGTAGTCTTTTTCAGTTGACAGTAATTCAAAGTATGTCATAACTGAACCTCGCTTTCGATTTATATTTGACCTCTTCGGCCTAATTATATTATATCATATCCGCTCGCGGATTGTATCAGTTTTGAAAATTTTTATTTCAGCCACGTAAACAGCCTCAGCTTGGCGAAACAACGCCACAGCGGCTAAAACTCCAGTCAGGCTTCGCCTCGGCTGGCCACTAAAACCCAGCTTCAGCTCAGCGAGCCGAGTGCTGGCCGCTAAAACCCAGCCTCAACCTGGTGGCACTGAAACCGGCCGCTAAAACCCAGTCTCAACCTGGCGAAACTGAAACCAGCCGCTAAAAACCCAGCCTCAGCTCACCAGTACTGCACTGTGTATTTAGCTAAAATTATACAGCGCAATTGCGCTGTATAATTAAACCAATTATTCTAGACAGTTAATGCAATCAGCTAAGTAGCTAATAAAGTTTTGATATAAGTCAATAATAACCAATGGAATTTGAAAATTATACTTGTCGATCGAAATATTCAGCATCGCGGCATCATCTAGGTTAGTCATTGCTAACAATGTTCTCTTGAGCTCTACTAACGTTGCATCTTCCGCGTTCTTAACCGTTTTAAGTAGCTCATCAAGTTGTTGATCTAAATCATTTTGCGGAAGCTGCATAATTTTATCCGTCATAGCATCACCCCCTTTAATTATATTATATCATATTCCGCGCAGCTTGAAGTCAGCTTTTGAAAATATTTTCTATAGCTGCAACAAGTTGATCAGCCTCAGCCAGCCAGCGCCGAGTGACCTACTAGCCTGCGGACAGCCTCAACTAGCGAGAGCAATAGCCGGCGGCTAAAACCCAGCCACAGCTCGTCAATACTGAAGCCGGCGGCTAAAAACCTAGTCAGTCTTAGTGATATCCGGCCGCTAAAACCCAGCCACAGCTTGGCGGGACTGTGTAAGCACTACCCAGCCCTAGTTAGGTAGCATCGATACCGGCCGCTAAAACCCTAGTCAAACCTCGCCATAGCGACACCACGCCATTTTATATCGTTTCAAAAGTTCGTGTAGCTACCGCATCGTTTTTCCTAAAACGTGTCTCAGGCTGCACAAAATAGTATATAATAAGAGTATGAGAGTTCATTGACAACTCCATAGTATGCACGCTACCGCACAGTGTAGCAGCCACGCGATAAAGCGCTGGCAGAAAGGAGGCAACATGTCTGAGAACATTACAGGACTGTTCCGCGCAACAGTCAAAGACGCTGCCGTCGGCAGTGCGAGAAGTCTTGCAGGCACCGCTCAGCTCACAAGTCTATCAACTAACATCGCAGGCGAAATCATCAAAACGCTGGACACAAACTTCGACGACTATAAGGAACTTATCAACACGTCGAAAACCAGCAACGATGCGATGGATGACCTCATCGGCAAGGCGTACGACTTAACCACAGTCGACGTCAACTTCCTGAAAGAGCTTGACGAGCGGACCATCGACGGAATGCTGAAGAGCCAACAGTCAAAGCGCTCCCGCATCAAGAGCAAAGCCATGACAATGGACAACTACAGAAGCCTTTTGGTTGGAGCAATTGCCGAGAACTTAATTCGGCTGGCAACTGGCAAAGAGAAGCAAGCAGGCGGAATGCGCCGGCCGACTGGCGGATTAGAGTACACTGAAGAAAAATGGCGTGAGCTTGAATCTGACCAAGATGCTCTCCGCCGCGAAATCCGCAACGTACAGTCGAAAAAGTCGATTATGAAATCCCGCGAAGACTTCAGCGAAAACGACCCACGCTGGATAGCGCTGCTGAATGTCGAAGAACAGCTCAAAAGCTTACGCGGCGAGTCAACTACAAAGGTTGTAGTTGTCGATGAAACCAAAGAGAAGCTGACGGAACTCCTGAACGGCGTGGACGTTAAGTCGCTGAAACCCGCCGATGCTAAGAAGCTTGTAGAACAGGCTGCGGCGCTGATTGCCGGCCAGATGAATACAAATACTGAGGAGGTTGAGCAGTAATGAAGACTGTCAAAATCATGCTTGAGTTTGAAAAAGAAACGAAAGGTACTATCCGCTTCAAGGAAACCGGCGTTGGGCTGGTAGACACCCCTAAGATTGGCACGCTGTATGTGCCGAAGCCCACTCTCAAAGAGATTGGTTACACGGAAGGCGCAAAGCTTGAGTTGAATCTGACAGTGGTAGGTGCCGTTCAATGAGCAATCCGCGAGAAATCCCGATGAACATCCCGCAAATCAAACGTGCGAACGAAAATCCGTCGAATGACAAATGGATAAACGAAATCCGCAACTTAACCCAACCGGGCTCCGTGCCCAAGAAGTAATCGCCAATCGCTCACTTTCTGATAGAACCCGCGAGAGTAGTCACTCGCGGGTTCTTTTTATGCTCAGCTACGCAGACACAGATTGGATTGGTCCGGTGGTGACCTAGTAGTACCTAGTCGGCCTCAGTCGTGCGTGAGCAAAGTTGCTTCCGCGATGTCAGAGCGTGTAGATTCATCGCCGCCACGCTGAGGCGACCTACTAGTCGTCCGCAGCCTCGGCAATGCGAAAGCAACGCCGCCGCGGCGAAGTAGTTTTATATCACTTTGACTTGTTGAGGCTGTCTACTTTAACTTCCAGCCTCAGCCGGACAATGTCGCGGCGGCGCTGCGACGAGACATGCAGTCAGACCGCGGCACTGAATTGTTCAGAATAGCGCCGCCGCGACGATGCGTTGCTATTCCACTGCCGCTAAAACCCGCTTCATGTTTAACATCACCTCGCCACCGCGACTGTATGCTCTGCACTTAAAAGCTGCTAGATTGAACTAGTTGAGCTTGAATCTACAAGCTAGCTAGATATTCTTATTCACGACGCCGCTGCGACCCGGACAGCGATCGGTGCTGGTGCTGGACGAAAAGACACGCGTACCGGTGGCATTATAATATCTACAAGTAAGGTTATATATTCATTTCTTTCTCAGTCCATATTCCAAGTCTTTCTTTCCAGTTAAATTCATATAGAAAATAATATATATATATAGATTTTTAATATATATATTATATTTTTCCTTTATATATATATTTAATTAGACATGTTTTCTGAATAGAATTTCTTTGTAGATTGATTCGCACTCTTTCATCGCTGTGGCGATATGTTTGTAGATACAGGCACTCAGATTTTCTAACAAATATTATTATCTCAACAATCTCAACAATCTCAACTTTTTGACGCCTCCCCCGTTTTTCACCGCCCCAAATTTACACAAACATACTTAATTTTACTTATTCATAAATGAGTAAAACGGGGAACTGCTCAAAAAGTTGAGATTGTTGAGATTGTTGAGATAATAATATGTTGAGGAGAAAAATAGACACTAAATCCCCGTCGTTATGTATTAGTTTCATTATGCGTATAATATAAGTAGGAGGTGAATTATTTATGCAAGGTTACTTATTACCAAGGTGTCCCTGTTGTGGTCAACATTATGTCGCTGCACATACTAAATATACTGACAGATGTGTAGACTGCGGCAAACGCTACAGTAGATATGCTAACTACAAATGGCACCTTAAACAACCTAGATACTCTGTCAAAATAGAAAGACTTTTAGGAGAAGTAATGACAGAGTACCGCGAGTTAAAGCGTCTAGGCTTTAAAGTACCAAAAGATGTAATATAAATAAGACCTCAGCATATGCTGAGGTCTTATTCATTTTTGTAATGATTACACCACGTTCATACCCTTGGCATCTCTTAGCTTTCTGGTGCATGTATTACACTTTGCGTTGTTCAAGATTCTTCACCACCTTATAAGTCCTCTGCTAAAGCTCTTTGGTAATCAGCACCGTACTTATCGCGCAGCTCTTCCTCAGATAAGGCTTTCGATGTGCTATCAGTATCTGTGCCTACGTCATACCCTACAATTGCCGCAGCTTCTTCGTCGGCGGGAAACAGCGCCGCCGGGTTGCCCGCATTCTCTTTAATCAAGTCCTGTAGTTTTCGCGAGGGCTTTTCCTTACGCCGCGGCGCCGGGTCGTAGACCTTAATTGTCTCAACGCCACTTTCAGACACGTAAGGCTTAGACGCAGCGATGAATGTGGTTTCGCCGGTCTTGGTATTAACTACAGGTGTTCCGTCATCCTCGAATAATCTGAACGTACACCCAGAGGTCAGCGACGTGAACGCTACCGGTAACCAAACACCTTTTACTCTCTTTTCAGCTCTTCTTGACATGGGTCTTATCCTCCTTAATAAATAGAATGCATTTGGTTTCGACTCTTTTTATCATCCGTGTACATCAAGTATTTAGGATAGTCTTTGTCTGTACCTTTAATGTATACGTACGGGGTGTCTTGGTAGCGCCGCAACTCTTCCAGCTGTTTTTGCATGTACCACATGATGAACTTGTTAAGTATTCGCCACTTTAACGAGCTAATCATACCGGCTATCTTTTCTACGTCAAGCATACATCTGTTCAAGTTCTTTCACCTCCTCATATATTTGTTCAAAGGTTTGCTCTTCTTCATAAGACAAATTACCACGAACATCCTCATACCATTTCCACAGTTTATCCAGCGGCGAGGCGTCGTCGGATAGCGGATCCTCAGGCTCTTCGTAACTAGGAGAAGCTTTAACTAACGTCTTTTGTGTTTCTGGTACAATTACAGCTTTGTACCCTGTAGGTACTTTTGCAGCTTCTTCCTGTGTAGTAACCGGCACTGCTCTAGGACCATGTATTTCACGGAAATGAATATGCGCTTGCTCTGCTAATTCACGATGGTTAGCGGAGCCCATCCAAGATGACATGTTATTGATATAAGATACATCTGCTACGCCTTTTTCAACCATATCTACAATTAAGTCTTTAGTGGCAGGGCCACCACATGCCCACATTGTAGATGCTAACCAACGCAGGTCAAAGTCAGATGCAAGCTTACGGTCACGGTCAAGTTTTAGATAGCCAGGCTTAAAGTTGTATCCGTACGTGTATGGGTCGAACTTGCATACATATAAGCCGTTAACGAATACCATACCTTTATGTTCTGGTGAATCAAGCACTTCGCCTTGCGGCATAGTTGCAACCACTGAGTATCCTGGTTGTAGGTGAAGGTTTGATGGAACAATTTGTTCATGGTATTCTTCTGGAGTAATGCCAGTAATCTGCACAGTAAGGTTTGCGTTAGTGCTTTCTTTCCAGAATGGTTCCTTGTCAATAAAGAAGGTTAGAATGTCAGTGCCGAAGCGGCGTGACTTGACAAAGCGTGGGCGCCATATTTCACGTTGACCAAAGTTGTAGAATATAACTTGCTTTTGGCAGCGGAGAAGTACAAGTGTAGCAATCTTGTAACCTTCTCCAAATTGACCGATAGTTTTAGTATTGTTCGCTTTAGTCGTCGCGCCAAGCAAAAGAGACTTTGTAGTTAATGCTGACTTTTTGTTACTGATTGTAAACAACTGGTCCATTTCATTGTAGCACCACGTTGCTTCATTTTCCGGATTCTCAGTCTGCTGGTCTAAAGCATTTTGGAATAGCTCACGAATAGCATCTACAATTGTCCAAGACGGTACATAGTCAGGAGAGATAGTTAATTCAATCTTGCTCATTAGATGTTCCTCCAATCAGCTTGTTATTTGTGTAGTCATAGATAGCGCCTTCTTTGCTATCTGTGTAACTACTGGGCAACTTTTCGTAGGATACTTTTTTAAGAAGCAGCTCTGTATACACTTCCTTACAGTAACCGTCAGTGACCTCAAGGGTTATGCCACCTTCTACCTCAATAAGCAGTTTAGTATCAAACACTTCGATGTTTGATATAGTTTTGCCTTGAAGTATTTCGTTTAATCTTTTACCTTCATAGTCTAACAAGTATTTCACCTCCCATCATATGTATTCCAATAAAGAAACCAATCATTG